ATCACTCTCAGCCACAATCACAGCAACCGCAGGGAACTCACGGCGAGAACCACGGGTCGCAGTGTTCAGGGTCTCATTGTACCAGCTAGTGCCTTGTGTGCGCTTACGCCATGCACCGCCATCGCTGTCCTTGCTGGTGTCGTACACGAATACGTCAACGGCTGTGACGCCTTTGGTCTCAGCAATGGCGTTTAGGTCCAGCGTGTCTAGGTCAACATCGCCACCCGTTGCAGTGATGTCGCCAGTGAACGACCCTGTAGTCGCCGTCACAGAGCCGGTGATGCTAATGTCGCCCGTTCCCGTGATGTCGTTGCCGTTGAGGTTCAGGTCCGCACTCAGCGTCGGGTTGGTGTCCGACACAAGAGGCGTCGACACGTTTGTGTTCACGCTCAGGGTCGCATACGTCGTGCCATCGCCAAGGCTCACAACGTCAGGCCCAGTTACGTTATCAAGTCGAACGGTGTAATTAGCCATTGGTTATGCCCTTGTGATGTCGCGCAGAACGGAAAGTGTAAACGTCTCGGTAGAGTTGACCTCACCCCCGCTCTCAACGAACTCGATGTCCACGGAGTAGCTTCCGAGTGACCACGCCTCAGTCTGCGTTGATGTCGCGCCTACGGTGAATAGGCCCTCAGAGGCGGATGTCTTTGTGACGGTGAACGTCTGCAAGACAACGTCCGCGCTGTCCCGAGCCTGAGATGTGATGGTCCACGATGTTATGTCAACGGCAACCCCGTTGTTCTCAACAGCGCACGCTAGAGCGAAAGTGTCGCCGCGTTTGTGAGTGATAGTTGCCATTGGTGTTTCTCCAGAGTTTCAGCAAGCGCCCTTTGCGGCTGTGTTCCGCGCAGTGTATCATGGGGACGGGTGAAATTAAACAAGCAGTGCGAGCGGGTCAGAATGAGCGCATGAGAGGTGCTTTTAGCGCCTTGCGCGCATGACAACTTGCCATTGTGTCTGGTCTAAAAAAAATTCTACAAACGTAGATTTATTAAATGCTGACTGCCTCCCAGACCCAAAAATGACATCCTTGGTGTTGCTATCAACATGAACAACAAGAAAGCCTCTGTTGCTTGTCGGGTTGAACGGCGAAATAGTTATGGCGTCTCCAACGCTGTATCCGTTGTTTGCTACAGTGCAAACAAAATCAAACTGCATGATAGGAGAATTTACACCAAGATTGTGTGTGAACGTCAGCTTGCTTCCGTTGGTGTAGGACGTTTGTGCGCTTTCATAATCCCATCCTGCAAAAGCATCAACAGCCGCCTTAACCTTAGCAGGCGACACAAGGCTCTCAGTCGTGCTAGTGCCAGCCTCCCAAGCCGATGTAGCTTGGTCGCCGATAAGACCCGTCTGAGTGCCGCTAGAGTTGACCACCTGAGTGTCGTCAAAGATACGGAAGGCATCCGCAGTCTGGTCTAGGTAGCCAATGCTGATCCACTGGTCGTTAGCCTCAGAACGCATCTTCAGCGTGTTGTTGCTCGTGTCATACCAAAGCATGTTGGCGTAGGTCGTGGCTGGCGCGGATGAGCCGCTGCTGAGGCTGCCAAGCGCCTGTAGCGCGCTGTTGATGTCCGAGCGCGTGGCGGGAAAGGATTGGTTGGCAATAACCAAATCATTTTGTGACATTAGTCATGCTCCACATAAGCCGTCAGCGAAGTGATTGACGGGGTTACGTTGTTTGTAGTCGAAATCAGCTCAACTTTGAACCTAAAAGCGCGTCCAGAGATGTCCGCCACTTTGATGGGGATGTAGTCAGACCACGTTGGCGTCCCAGTAGGGTCATCCTGCGTCACCGAAACGTAGGTGATGATGTTGGTATCTGCGAACTGGCTGTTGCCGCCAAGGTCGTCAAAGTCGCCGGGTGCTTCATCAAACAGGCCCGGCTGATCGTCAAACAGGCCAGCCGAATTATCGAAGCGGTTGCTCTCCGCAGTCACATAAACACGGCAGCGCTTAACTGAACCGCCGCTTGTCTCAAGATAATTGCTGAAAAGATACTCGCCAGATGAAGGCGCGGTTGCATAGTCGTCCAACCGTAGCGCGCTGCTCACAACCTCAGTGTCAGTCTTGGTGCCTGTGAACGTAGGGCTGTCCGTGAGGCTCTGTGTGTTCTGAAACTGCTCTAGGTCAGCCGCAGGCACGACAACAGACGTGTAGCCCACTGAGGCGATGCCAGACTTATCATAAGCCCGCACAAGATACGTTCCCGCCCTTGCAGGCACAGACACGCTAGACGCAGGCCGTGGCACCTTATCAACGAACGTGATCGAGTTGGCCCATGTCGCGCCAGTAAAGACAGGAGAATACCGGATGCGGTAGAACGACAAGTCAAGGTCAGGAACCGGGTTCCAGTCAAGCGTGATGACGCCGCCATTGACCTCCGCGACAAGGTTCTGCACATCCTGTGGCGGCTCAAGCAGGCCGCTTGCATTGACGTTAAACAGAAACTCCCATTCGCCCTTTACGCCGAACGCATTGATTGCGCGGGCGCGGAAGTCATAGTCGCCATCGTCCAAATCAATGGCCTCGAAGTCGCCAAGCTGGCCAGTGCCAAGGCTAATCCACGCGCTGTCAGAGGATAGCTTGAACTCAACCTCAACGTAGTCAATCCGCTCACCCGCGCCTGACGTAACCGTGATTGTGATGATGTTGGTCAGCTTTTCGCGGATGACCTGCGTTCTAACAGCCGATGCCAAGCCAACAGACGGAACCTCGGTGAGCGACAAAAGGTTCGTATTGTTGCTGATGATCTCGCTTTCCTCAGCATCCCAATCAAACGCCGCCTCGGATGTCTCCCGCAGCGTCAGGGTCACGCGAAGATCGCCTGCCTCACCGTTGGGGCCGAACTTCCACGCGGCCACCTCAAACTCTTTTTCATCCCAACCGTAGCGATCAATCGTCAGGGCGATGATTTCACCCACCTCAACGTCGAGCGCGTTTAGGCCAAAGTCTGCGGTAAACGTCATTTGCTCGCGTGCGCGGAACAGGGTCAGCTTGGCAATGCGCTGCGCTGTGGCACCGCTTGTCGTCAGCGGTAGCTGCATGTCCAGAGCGGTTTCCTCGCCACCATCCTCAGTCTCAAACACCGAAGACGTGAAGGGTGGATAATCGACCGTAATCCACCGCGATGCCGCGTCGTTGAACGTGCCTTGCACCGCGTTGAACTGGTCCCGCAGGTTGGTTCGCGTGTCCAGCGAGATGTTGCTACGCAGGTCGTCCAGCGTCAGAACCTTGGTCGGTGCCACATAGTCTGCCGAGATTAGCTTCCACTTGCCAGCGCCCCAGAACAGCGTACCCGCGCATGATGTCATCATCCGGCCCAGGATAGTCGAATGGCTTTCGCCAGCCGTAACCACGCCGTTCATCGCGTATCTGACTTCTGTTCCGCCGCCGTCTAGTGCAATAGCTTCGTCGCACACGTTAGCCGCCACAGAGAACGCTGTGTCGTCCACATCGCTGTCCTGCATGCCATACGCGCTGGTGATGTAGTCACGCACGCACAGGGCCGCGTTGGCGCTCCACGCCGTTGTATCGCTGCGAGGGTCGTAGACCTTTTTGCCCTTTACCACCGCAGTTATCAAAGGCACCCCGTTGGCGAACACGTCTTGGTCGAACTCATAGCGAACGTAGAGATATGCAATACCTTTGCCGACAAACGCGCCCGTGACTTGATTGCTCTCGGCCAAAAGGTCCGCGTCAACCGTGGTCTGGTCGCCAAGATGCTTGCGGATGCGGATTTTGTCTTTCCATCGACCATCCACCAAGCCCGTGCTGGCGTTCCACGTCACAACCTCATCGTTGATGTAGATGTCGCCAATTTCATCAACCTCATGCCCCGCAAGCGAAATAATTTGGTGAAGAAACCTGTTATTGTTGCCCGTGGTCTCATAGTACGTCACCGTCCCGCCGACGCGCGCTTGCCCGTAGATAAACTGGTGGGGCGAAACCGCGTCCTTGCGGTTGACCAGAATACCAGATGACCCCAGCGCCCCGAAGTCCGGCTTGGGTGCCAAAGCCTGCAATGCCCAAGACGTGACCAACGTTATCGCAAGATAGCCAACGATAGCAGCGCCACTTGCGCCAAGTATGCTTGCACCTGCGACTGCCGCTCCAAACGAACCCAGAGACCCTAGAATTGCACTCCCGACAGTAGCCGGCTCGCGTGGGGAACGGTCCCAATCGGCATGGCGCATCACATTGTAAGGAACTTTCATCAGACCCACGCCTTCGCAATATCAGTCACAGGTAGGTATATCACACCTTGCCGCGAAAGAAACGCCGCCTTAATTCCGACGCAAATACCCATGCCGTAACCGATGCCCCATTTCTCAGCCTTTTCCGTCACCACAAGCGCGCCACGAGGCGGAACGTGATTGACCCGCGTTAGCTTCTGGTCAACGCCTTCCTCAAACGAAAAGAATCCGAACTCATTGCGAAGCTGGTCCTTGCGCATAGGCCGCTCACCGTAGGGTGTCTGGACCATATAACGCCCAAGCCAGTCGTCAGCCCACCCGTGGCCATACATGGCCCGCCACGCCCCATTCGTGAACGTCAGGCAGTCGTGATGTCCCCACTTGAAAGGTGCGCTCCTGACGGCCTTCAGATAGGCGTTTAGCTGCTTTTGCGGCCCCATGAAATCTCCGCGTCTTGAATTGCCGCATTGTAGTCGAAGAACGTGTCTCCGGCATAGCGCGACTTTTGGCTTTCGCTGGTGTAGCGCCGAGCCGATGAACGGTCAGCCTCAACCATCTTGCTGTCCACCAAGACCGTGACCGTGCCTGTATCGGCGCTGTCCTCAATCGTCATCTTGTTCAAGCTGCCCGTGAAAACCTCAACAACATCCGAGACGGAAGCATCACCGAAATAAACCCGACACTTGCGGCGCTGGTAAGGCTCTTGGAGCGCCAAGCTGATAACCGTGCCAGAGATGCCGCTGAGGCTAATCGTCAGCGCCTTAGCTGACAGGTCGTTCACTTCCTCAAGCCCGCTAATGGCAATCAATTCACCCGCGCCGATGTAGGTCTCGCCCTCAATCGCGCGCTCCCCGTATCCGCTCCAGAAGCGTAGAGGCCCGCTGGTCAGCAGAAACTCAACAGCGAAGTAAGGCTGCGCAGTCTCACCAGACCATGCCGTGATAAGCGATGATGGGACCGTGCGGCTCATATTGCCTCCATAGCGCCAAACGTGATGCCGTAGGTTGACGCCTCGCTGACGTTCCAAGATTGCTGGTTTGACGCAAGGCGGAAGTTGCCAACAGGGTTATCAACGGTGATGCTGCCTGATCTTGTCCCGCGAACACCGGGCCAGACCTCAAGCGTGACATTGCCCGACGCATCCGTGCTGGCATTCTGCAAAACCTGATGCAGCGTTGCCGATGATGCCGCGCCGATCTGGATGTAATCACCAGCCACAAGCCAGTTCACTTTGTTGACTGACGCTCCTGTCACCGCGATTGTCTCGCCCGTTTGGCCTGTAATAACAGGGTTGCCCAAGAAAAACCGAGCCACACCCTGCGGCGCAGTGCATGTCGGGTCGCCAATCAAGAAACGCCCCGTCTGCCCCTTGAGGCTCACAAGCCATGAGATCCAGATGTTTGCGTCCTCACGGCGCATTTGCGGTAGCGTTACATCCACCTGCCACATCTGCCCAGCGTAGGCGTGAGCCTGACCCGAGAACGTAAACGGGGACATGCTGTAGGCCACAGCGTTCACCGCGGTCAATTCAACCGTTCGAGGCGTGACGTGCGTCGGCAGTGAAAGAGGATAGGTGATAGCCATTATGCAAAAGACCTTCCGTAAGAGCCGCCACGCAGCTTGGCGTCAGCAACAGCAGACTTCGCGCTCTCCGCGATCTGCGGCATAAGCTGCTTAATCTCGGTGCGAACGGTTTGCTGCACGCCTGTGCTGACGTTGATGTTCTGCACAATAGTCACGCCTGAGCCGCCGCCACCCTGCATCTGCTTTGTCTGCGCAGTAGTCATAATGCGGCCATTCTGTTGCGGGACAAACAATTCCCGCCCATGTTCACCGACAACAGTAGGCGACCCAGATTGCACCGTCCCGCCGTGCGCAGCCGCTCCGAAAGCACCAAATGCAGCGCCCAAGATACCCCCGCCGCCTGCCTCAAACGAACCGACAAGCCTTTGAACCACAAGCACTCGAAACAGTTCCTTGATGATGTCGGCTGCCATAGATTTGAACGCGTCCTTGGCGCTCATAGTGCCGTCAATCATACCCATGAACGCGTCCTCCATGCGGCTCTCAACCATGGCCATCGTGCTTTCAAGGTTGTCAGCGTCGAAACCAAGCTGCTGTAGAGCCGGGGAAGCTGCAATCATTTCGTTCAGCATCCGAACATAGGCGTCGCGTGCGCTTTCGGCCTCATCTGCAATCTTGCGAGTGCCAGAAGCCGCTGCCGCTACGGGATTCAAGATTTTGCTGGCTGCAATAGCGGCTTCGCCATAAGCGTCAACAGTCTCAAAAATGTTGTCCATCATCTCATCAGTAATCTCAACGCCGCTGGCGTAGAGGTCATTGATAAGCTGCGTCTCACGCGCCTCTTTCAATTTGCTGATGCGAATTTTTTCGCGATCTTCGGCAGACATTGCACGCAACCTTGCCTGCTCGCGCATTTCCTCTGTTTCCGCCTGCAATCCAGAAAGACCTTCGACAACAGCCTGACCAGATGCCCTTTGCGAAATAACAGCTCGCAGGTTTGCCTCTGCCGCTGCCAAATCATTTGCTGACTTGGCTGCCGCGTCAGAGTCCTCTCCCATGTTTTGCAAATTGGATGAGTGCCGCATTTGAGCGACGTTGAACGCGTATAGCTCTTTTTCTAGCCCCTCATACTCGCCCGCCAATTCCCGCAACTGATCCGCGGCTTCAGTCGATACAAACTCAGGGATGTCATAATTGATGATTTTGTTTGCGGCAGAGGCTAGAGACGCTAGACCTGTTGCAGTGCCGACAAGCAATGGCGCAAGATTGATAAGCGCAGATGACAATTCCGCATTGATAACCCGTGACATAAGGTCAAGCTGCGTCTGAGCATCCTCAGCGCCTCTAATCAAGTCCTCGTCAATCACAACACCAAGTTGGCGGGCTTCCTCTTGCATCCGCGCCATGCCATCAGCGCCTTCACGCAGAAGGTTCAACATCGGAGCGCCACTGCGACCAAATAGCTGCGTTGCAATCGCCGTCTTTTCCATAGGCGTCGGCAGCTTGTTTATTTCCTCAGCGATAGCGCCCATTGCGCCATCCAAGCCAAGGTTGATTAGGTCGCGCGCGTTCAAGCCAAGAACTTCCAAGGCGTCCTTTGCCGTGCCGATGCCTTGAGTGGCCTCAGCCAAGCCCTTGCCTAATTTCTCAATGCTGTTGTCTAGAGAGCCTTGAGCGACGCCTGCGCTTTCAGCGGTAACACGCAAAAGCTGCAAGGCGTCAGTCGTGATGCCAATTCTGTCGGCAGTCTTGCCAATCTCGTCGAGCTGTGAGGTTACGCTTTTAACGCTTGCGACAAGAGCGCCCGCAGATAAAGCAGGCAGAAAAGCAGCCACAGACTTTGACAGCGCGCCAAACGCCTTCGATGTCTTGCCCAGACTTTTGTTAGACTGCTTGGAGAAACGCTCAACCCGGCGCTGGTTACGTTCCATTGCCCGTGCGAACTCTTTGTCCTTGGCGGAAAGAATGATGTTCAGTTGCTCTGCACTAATTGCCATCTACTTGCCTCACAAGTTCGCGGTATTGCTCTGAACTCATGGCCTCCGAACCAGCTTTTTTAGGGCTGTGCGCGTCGGTCCAGCCTTGGAAAACAAGCCATGTGTCTTTCGGCAGCATATCACGGATTTCCTCAGGACGTAACCCGATCACAATTCCGTTGGCAATCAGGCCGCGAACATTCAATCGGTCTGGCTTAGGTCCGCCTCGGTCTTTTTTTTTGCGTCATCCATCGCGTCCGGCATAAAGGCCACGCCAACAATCGCCTGCGCCACTTGATAAAGCCGCATCAGGTCGTCGGGATTGCACTCAGAGACAATCTTGTCCGCGTCGTGGTCCTTGTTGCCTGCGCCGACCAAGCCCAGCGCCACGATGTCCCGAACCTCTGTGGATGTCGGCTTTTTCCCGCGCCCAAAAAACCCGTCCCACAAGTCAAAGATGCCTCGGTGCTTGTCCTCGAACCGCTCAATCTCACGATTGCGCAGAACAAACGTATAAGAGGTGCTGCCGATATACTCGACAACACCCCCACGCGGCGCTTCAGCCGTGATGCTCATTAGGCAGCCGTGAACGTGACGACGCCATTGCTTTCGAGGCTGATGCTGTAGGTCACACCGCCTTCAGTCTCGCCGCCGAACTCAAGCGACGTGATGCGGAACCCGCCAGCGTATGTGCCGAAGTCAGGCACAACAATTTCAAAGTTGCAGGCGTTGTCCGCAGCCATTGCGACTGTGTTCATGCGCGCTTCTGCGGTGCTGTCCTCAAAGAAACCATCGCCGGAGACAGAGACGTTTTTAAGACCTGCCAGCGTTTCAGTCCACAGAGCGCCACCGGGCGTCGTGCAGTCTGGCGTAGTCACGTCGATGGACGAGTTGTTCACCGTCAGAGATTTAGAGTTAAGACCGCAAAGGTTTGCGAAAGTTTCAGATGCTTCGCCATCGCCGATTTTGACCAGCAGGGCGCGTCCAAGTTGTTTAGCCATGATGGCCTCCTTTACATGCGCTTGCCCACAGCGCGTTATCTAGGCGATTTCTTCAAGCATTGCCTGAAGCGCGATGACAGCCGTGTAGCCACGACCTTCAGCATCTCTTGTAACCGAAAACGTCTGGAATATCAATTCGACCAGCGTGAACCCCGTGACCGTGACCGCCGTTTCCTGACGGTGCAGCGCGGCCTTCACCGCCTCAACAATCCGCGCCGCCTCGACCCGTCCCGAAGCGCTCCGAGAATTAGCCTCAAGAGAAACCGAAACCAGAGAACCCTCAAGCGTGTCAGTGTCAAACGCAACAGGGGTAATCTCACCAAAGCGCAGGTACGGGAATACAACGTCCTGTGGAGGCTCATCATAGACGCGCGAGGACACAAGGTCCGTCACATCAGAGTTGGCCACCAGAGCGGCGCGCAGGCCCTTCTGCAATGCCAAGACAAAGCCATCAGCCATTGGTCGCCTCCTTAATGCCGCGACGAATAGCAGCCTTCATGCTTTTTTTGAACTTTGGTCCCTGCTGCCGTTGAGCAAGTCGAATGTAAGGCTGCGCTGCGGTTGTGCCGCGATCTCCTTTTTTTCGGCCAAACTCAATCGCTCTTGCTTTGACCTGCGCCTCTTGTGTTGGCGGCGCAGCTTCAACGGAACCGATATATTCATCAGGACGCTTTTCATATTTTGTATGAATCCACCCCTTCAGCTCTCCGCTTGCAACAGGCACAAGGCTGCGCGCCATGCGTGCTGCGGCCTCAGTGTTGCGGCGAATAGATTTAACCATCTGTTTCTCAACAGCCTCAGGCATACGGTCAAACTGCTTGGCCAGCTTCTTTGCGCCCGTCACCCTCACGACGCCACCCCGCGCTCAAGCAGGAACTCGATCACAGTGTCTTTGGCATCAACCTGCGTGACATTCTTAATTGCCCACGTCGTTCCGCGGATAGATACCCTGTCCGCCGCTGTAACGCCCCGTGTGAAGCTGTCAGAGCGACAGCGCATAGTCGCCATGCCCACGTCCAGCAGTGCGCCACCCTCGATCTTTTCCTTGCCCGTGCGCTCGCGCATATCAGCCGCGCGCGTGCCAAGATTGGCCCATCCTGAATAGACGTTGCCATAGTCGTCAACCGCCCCCTCAGAGAGCCGCTGAAAGGTCGCCTTTTCGCGGTATAGGCCAGCCTTAACCATACCAAGTCTCACGGTGCATGTTCAGAAGGGCTTCATAGCCAAACGGGATGTTGGATAGCTCATCGAAGCCCGTCTGCTCGCGTTTGTCATACCAGTGACCGACCATCAGCATCATCGCATGGCGGATTGTCTCTGGAATATCAGTCGCAGCGTCGCCGTAGCCCACGACATACTCCACCTTGATCGCGTCGGGCCGATCCTGTGTGACAGGCCAGTTCTGCCCAGACTTAGGCCCAATCGTCGTCGCAGAACCCGTCCCAAACACCTCATAATTGCTCAAGGTGTCGGTCTGCAAAACGCCATCAACGTCGTAATACTTAACCGCAGTCACCGATTGGATTGGCCCAAGCGTCAACCGCACTGTCTGCGTTGGGTTTGGCCCGATCCACTGGCCCCATGTCTGCGTGATCATGGCCTGACCAAGCGCGCCCTTGGCGTCAGTGTAAGCCACAGCCACGTTGATCAGACGGGTCAAAATCACGTCATCGTCAGAACTTTCAACGCGCAACTGTTCCTTCGCCTCAGAAAGCGTTATCGGCGTCGTTGCTGGTGCCGTGACAAGCTGCAATGCGTTGAAATTCTGCAATGGCTGCATGGTTTCTATTCCTCAGAGACCGCTTTGCGCGTGGTCGTTTTCTTAACGGCGCGCTCAACCTTGGCAGCGGGTGCTGCGACAGCCTCAGCGATACCAGCCGCGACAAAGCGTTGGGCCTCTGCCGCGTTGCAGTCAATCACATCGCCAACGTTGTGCGAAAAATTGATGCCAGCCATCGAGGTGAGCAATTTAACCTTTGGCATGATCTGCCTCCTTTGGGTCAGCTTGGGAAGTGGGGCGAACTTGCCGCCCCACCGAAAAGCTGACCTTAGGCAGCGGCCAGTGCAAGGTGCTTGATGGCTGCGGTGTTCGTCAGCACACCGTCGAAGCGGATGTAGCCGAGAATACCGAAGTCTGGTGCAAAGCGCTCGCGTGCAACGTAGAGCGAAGGTGCGCCCACTTTGCGGACGTAGAACTTCGACATGTCACCGAACAGCATGACCTTGGAGTCAACACCGGAACCCACGTTGTCCATCGCTTGGTTGACAGCGATGTTGTAGCCCAAGAGGCTCTGCGGGATGCCAGCCTGATAGTTGCCCATCTGCCAGAGGTAGTTGCCGTCGCCGTCTTTCAGCTTGCGCACAGCGGCCAATGTGGCGTCTGCCATCATAATCGCAGTGTTAGGCGAGGAACGGTAGGCAGGATCAACAGAGTGGATCAGGTCGATGATCTCGTCAGCAGTGATGGCGTTGGTTGCGGCTGCAACTTTACCTTCTGCCGAGTTGGTCACGATGCCTTCAACATCCGAGGAACCGGAGCCAGTTGTCAGCTTGCTGTTGGCGATGCGGCCAAGGCGCTCACCAAGCAACTCACCGAGCAGGCTTTCCATGTTCATGATGCTGTCTGCGTTCAGTTCTGCGGACCAACGAAGCCACTCAGAATCGAAGGCAAACGCGCCAAGCGACTTCTGACCGAAGGTCACGTCTTTGCCACCGTCGTCGGTTGGCTGCGTGCCTTCTGTGTGAGCCTCTGCGGTGACAGCAGTGTCGTCAACAGTTGGGATGTTGAACGTGCGGCCATCGGCGGAGTTGATAACGGTGAACAGGTCGTTGCCATACATCGGGCCTGTGGCAATCATCGCTTTTTCAATGAAAGTCGCCAGTTCCGTTGGGACAGTAAAGCCACCAGCAGTCGTGGTGCCGCCAGTTTGCACACGATGCTCTTTGAGAACATTGCGCACTTCGTGGTCAACAAAGCCTTCACCACCAGCAGCGATCATTTCAGCGAACGCAGCGCGGTAG